TGGGTTGTTTGAGGATATCTACAATAACCAAATCAACAAAAAGAAACATATTTCTGAAATCATTTATGAAATGAGGAAAATGATTTCTCATAAGGGTGATATGGGAATTATAGGTCCAATCATAAAAGATTTAATAGATACATCGGTTCGTAATGATGACCAATTGGTTAAGTTGGCAACTATTGCACAAAGAATTATCGCATCAAGCCAAAAATCAGAAGGAGATACTGGTTTCCTTACTGAAGCTGAAAGAGAACAATTACTTTCTGAAATTGAACAAGTTCAAGATGAAGTTAGTAGAATGGATGATATCGAAACCGATGTGGAAGAACTAAAACAAAAAATAGAAAAGTAAGATGAGTATTTTTGGTGGTAATTTATTATGGAATGTAGCTAAAATTGCAAATTCTGCTTTAAATTCAAATAAATCTATTCAAGATAATATAGCTATTGTTTATTCTGTTATATTAGATGAAACTCATCCTGAAATAGTAAATGGAAATGCAACTATTGCCGATGTTGGTTCTGTCCAATGTCGATTGATGAGTAGTATTCAAAACGATGATTTAATATTAGCTAGACCATTGGATGGTAATATAAACATATTACCAATTAGAAATCAAACTGTTTTTGTTCAAAAAGTAGGTAGTGATTATTTATATACTCAAATTTCAAAAGGTATATCACCAAATACCACATCGACATCAGATATAATTTCTAAATTTTTTCCTCAAGAACAAAGAGCAGATGATGATTCTAAATCCAAAAAATATTCAAATGTAAGTTCTACATCCATAACAAGAAGTAATTTAGGTTTTGAAGTTGATTTTAATGGGTATGGTGATTATTTTGAAGGTGAGGCCGGAATACATAAGTTACGATTGTATGAGGGGGATACTCTTTTTCAGGGAAGATTTGGCCAATCTATACGATTAAGCGGATACAACAATCCAGACAACATTTTTTCTCCATCAATTACAATAAGAAATGGGGAATCTCCAGAAAATAGAGAAAGAGATGATGACGTACTTGTTGAAGAAGATATAAATGGAGATGGTAACATTATATTCTTAGGTGGTGGTGATGCTTTGTTAGAATGGACATTACCAACAACTGTTCAACCAGAATCTTGCAATATATTTTATCCAACAGATGGCTTACGAGGAAATCAAATACTATTAAATTCAGATAGAATAATTTTATCTGCAAAAAATGCAGAGTTAATTGGGGTATCTAAAAAAGGTATTGGGTTTATAACTGATGGTGATTTTACAATTGATGCTAATAAGGATATAGATATTACAACAAATGGTAATATACAAATAGATACCAAAGGTAATAGTATAGTATTGGGTATAACTACTGGTAAAATTTATTTAGGGGATGATGGTGTTAAGGAACCTGCTGTAAAGGGAAATACTTTAAATAGAATACTTAGAGATGTTTTAGTATTAATAGGACAGCAAGTATTCCTAACCGCATCAGGTCCAAGTTCAATGGGTCCAACAAACAGTGCAAAGTTGAACACACTAATAAATGAATTAAATAGTGCATTGAGTAATAATGTATATGTGAAATAATGGAAAGTAATAAAAGAAAAAGTTTTGGTGGTTCAATACGAGATAAATTAAAATTAAAAAAATCTCAAAATAAAAGTAAAGTAGATACTTCTCAAAAAAGTGTGGGTAATGTATCTGCTCTTACTGGAAATTCTAATGATACCGCAAAATCATTACCAACAAATCCACCAACTTTACCTAAAAAAGAAAAAGTTGAAAAGCCCGAATTACCAAAGTTACCGAAGTTACCTTTACCATCATTCGTTCCATTAATACCAATAAAAGTACCAGAACCCCCTAAAAGTAAAAAATTTAAAACATAAAATAAAATGTCTTGGGGATTATTTAAAAGAAACATAATAAGGCAAACAAATCCAACTTACAATCCAACTTTAGATATAAATAAAGTAGCAACTATTTGGGCAAATGAATATGATGCTGCGGTGAAGAGGGGTAAGGATTTTATTAATTTAGAATCAATTCAAACTGGTAATGTGGAAATAATGAAAAATTTATTTAGAGCTGCATTATTAAAAGGATTGGCAACTCCACCGGGTGTTAATTTTTCTTTAGTAAATGAATTTGGAAATGGTGTAAAGGCATATTGGGCTGGTGCACAAATGAGACCATTCCCAATCCCACTTATACCAGCGCCCGGCTCAATACAAAATCTGCAAGTAAATTCTAATATTGTAACTAATGTGGGTGTTTGGCCAATTTACCCACCAATTATACCTGCTAAAAAACAAGAGATAATGGTTAATATGTTTATACTAGCGGCTCTTATACATTTATTTTCAATAGGTGGAATTATACAAACAACATCATTGTATCCATCAGCCCCATCTCCAGTTCCTGGTCCTGGTATTATACCTTGGACTGGTTATTTAATCCCACCAGTAATTCCTATTCCAAATATTAATTATCCTTCTGAGGATGGTAGTGAACCACCTGTAATAGAACAAAAAGATAATCAATCCATAAATGAATTAGGACCTGTACAGGAATATGAACAACCTACAGAAAGTGAAGATATATTAAAAGGTAATACTTCTTTACAAAATGTTATAGATAATACAATACCTAAAGATGTATTGGATGATGAACTTAAAGATATTTTACCTGATTTCGTTGAACAATTAGAAATGGGTGGCACTAAGTGTGAGTAAAAAACGAAAAAACCCAAAACAAATATTTATATAGAAAGGAAAACATTATAAAGATGAATACTGATAAATTAGTAAAAGCAATACAAATTATTGTAAAAGAGGAAATCAAAGAAGTTCTTCCTAAGTTAGTTAAAGAGGGAGTTAAGCGAGAAATGGCTAAATTGTTGAAAGAAAACAAAAAATTGAAAGAAGCCATTACACCAAAACAACCAACCTTTATGGATGAACCGATATCAGAAAAAACTATTGAGACTAAAGTTCTAAGTAAAAATCCGTTATTAAATGAAGTGTTACAACAAACACAACCATTTAATTCACAACAAAGACAATCAACTGGTGAAGAGTATAGAACTATGAACTTCACTACTAATGATGTACATACATTAGGACAAAAAAATATAGCACAACAAATGGGTTACGGAGATATGGCACCAAAACAAGGTTTAGGTGTTCAAACTGGAAATCCTGCATTGGATAAAGCACTCAATAGAGATTATAGTGGTTTGATGAAGGCATTAGATAAAAAGAAAGGTCCTTGGAGACCAGGAATGTAATATAGATTATGGCTGTTGAAATTGGTAGAAAAATTGTTAAAGATACCGCTGCATATTCAAACTATGCTATTGGTATCACTTTACCATTAACTTTTGGTCAAAGTACTTTTGAACAATCTTATTTAACCAAAGACCAAGTTAAATCAAATATTAAAAATCTTCTACTTACTAAAAGAGGGGAACGAATTTTACAACCTGAATTTGGAAGTGGTTTACAATCATTATTGTTTGAACCAAATACAAATGATTTAGAAGGTAGAATAGAAAACACTATAAATGAAAGTTTAGAACAATGGTTACCTTATGTTACGGCAGAAGAAATTGATATTGAATCAACTGATGAATTACGAGATAACAATAGATTAAATGTTTCAATTAAATTTAGAATTGGAGAAGATATTAATTTAGAAACTCTAACATTCACAGTTCAGGGATAATAAGATATGGCAATTACAAAAACATCAAAAAATTTTAAAAATAGTGGTAAAGATATAAAGTATCTTAACAAAGATTTTGCTCAGTTTAGAGGAAATTTAATTGAGTTTGCAAAAACTTATTTCCCACAAACTTATTCTGATTTTAACGAATCATCACCTGGTATGATGTTTATTGAAATGGCATCTTATGTTGGTGATTCACTTTCATATTATGTTGATGATACCTTAAAGGAATCATTAATGGTTCATGCTGATGATATTGAGAATGTGATAGCACTTTCACAATATTTGGGATATAAACCAAAAGTAACTGCACCAGCAGTAACAACTCTTTCGGTTTATCAATTAGTACCTGCTATTGGAACTGGTGGTAGTAACACATACGATGAAACTTATTTTCTAAGAATTAAAGAAGGTATGCGAGTAGAATCTGAAAACGAAATAAAATTTATTACACAAGATGTTATAGATTTTTCAGATGAAACTGATAGAGAAATTACAATATATCAAACTGATTCTGTTAGTGGTGAACCTACATTTTATTTAGTAAAAAAATTAGTAAAAGCTATATCGGCAGATGTAAAAACAGAAGAAGTAACATTTGGTTCATATGAGGAATTTCAAAGTATTACTTTAGGTGATACTAACATCATTGATATCTATGATGTAAGAGATTCAAATGGTAACAAATGGTATGAAGTTCCTTATTTAGCACAAGAGTTGGTATTTGTTGATTATCCAAATACCGAAAATAATGACCCAGACCTTTATCAATTTCAATCTACAGTTCCTTATATACTAAACACATTAAAAACATCTCGTAGATTTGTTAAACAAGTAAATCCAGATAGTACAACAACTATTCAATTTGGAGCTGGTGACCCAACTGTTAGTGAAGAAACAATTATTCCTTCATTTAAAAATGTAGGATTAGGATTACCTAATTCTATTTCTAAATTAAATGAATCGTTTGACCCAACAAACTTTTTAAAAACAAAAACTTATGGAACATCTCCATCAAATACAACAATTACTGTAAAGTATTTAGTTGGAGGTGGAGTTGAATCAAATGTAAAGAAGGGTACAATTACTCAAATAAATAATATTGAGTATGAAGAAGATACAACTTTGTTTACACCAACTCAGTTAAGAATCTATAATTCTGCCAAAAATTCTATTGCGGTAGATAACGAAGTTCCAGCAACAGGTGGTAAAGGCGGTGATACAATCGAAGAGATTAGACAAAATGCTTTAGCGAACTTTGGTTCACAAAATAGAGCAGTAACTTCAAAAGATTATCAAGTAAGAGCATTATCGATGCCAACTAAATTTGGTTCTATTGCAAAAGCATACGCTACGGCAGATGGTACATTGGATAACAACTCACCATCATCTATTTTATCTTCACCAAAAGAACTACAAGAGTTTACTGATTTGGTAATGAGTTTTGTAGAAAAACCTGATGAGGAAGAACCTGATAGAAGAAGTGTTCAACAAGAAATTCAAAAATATTTAATTGGGAAAACTTCAAATAACAACGAAAAAAACAATCCATTTGCTATTAACCTTTATTTATTAGGATATGATTCAAATAAAAAATTATCAAATTTAAATAGAGCGGTAAAGGAAAATTTAAAAACATATCTTTCGGAATATAAAATATTAACCGATGGTGTAAATATTAACGATGGTTTTATTATTAACATTGGTGTAGATTTTGAAATTATCACTTTAAAAAATTATAATAAAAGTGAAGTTGTTAACGATTGTATTCAGGAATTAAAAGATTATTTAAACATTGATAATTGGACTTTCAACAATACAATTAACCTTTCAGAAATGGAACTAATTCTGGCAAATGTTGATGGAGTTAGTTCAGTTCCAAAATTAAAAATTGTAAATAAGTGTGGTGGGCAATATTCACCAAACTCATATAATATAGAGGCTGCGATTAAAGATAAGATTTTATATCCATCTTTAGACCCATCGGTTTTCGAAGTTAAATATCCAGATTCGGACATTAAAGGAAGAGCAAGATAATGGCATACTATTTTTTAACAGCATCAAAAGATGCATCGGTGTACTTACAACAACCTGACCAAAATGCTGGTTTAGATGAAGTATTAGAGGTTAGTAAGGTTTACTATGGTAATATCAAAGATGTATCCAGAGCACTTCTTAAATTCGATGTATCGAACTTCTCATCATCTCTTTCGGCTGGTAGTGTTGGATTTGAACAAGCAACTCTTATAATGAGAGAAACTGAATCTGAAGAACTACCATTGGAATTTACAATTGATATTTGGCCTGTTTCATCTTCTTGGGAAATGGGTAATGGTACTCGATTTGATGATATAACAACATCAGGTGTAACTTGGAATTATAGAGAAGGTGATTCATCGGATAGATGGGTAAACAATGTTAATAATGGTATTATCGTATTTGCTGAAAATTCAACTGGTTCATTTGCTGGTAGAGGTGGTGTTTGGTACAACAATGTAAGTTCAAGCCAATCTTTCGGATATAAATCAGAAGATATCAATGCTGATGTAACTTCTATTTTCCAATATTGGTTAAGTGGTTCGATTTCAAATGATGGATTGATTGTAAAACATACAAACGCTGTTGAAGAGGACACAAACGATTATGGTATCTTAAAATTCTTCTCAAAAGAAACTAATACAATCCATCAACCAAAAGTTAGAATCGGTTGGGATGATACATCTTTCTCAACGGGTTCATTAACTGAATTAACTGCAGAAGAAATAAAAGTTGGAATTAGAAACTTTAAAAAAGAATACAAAGTAAATACAACTCCAAAGTTAAGAGTAGTTGGTAGAGAATTATATCCAACAAAAACATTTTCATCAACCGCACAATATGGTATTAGTAAATTTTTACCTACAACATCATATTACCAAATCTCAGATTATCATTCTGGTGATGTAATAGTTCCATTTTCAAATTACACAAAATTAAGTTGTGATTCTGATGGAAACTATTTCAATCTGAATTTATCAAATTGGGAAGTAGATAGAGTATATAAAGTAGAATTTAAAATAACAATTAGTGGTGTTGATTATTTCTTTGATGATGATTATACATTTAGCGTAATTTCGTAATAATGAAAAACAGCGGATTAAAAAACGAAGCACAAGTTGCAAAAATATTTGTTAGTGGTTCTGATGCATTATCAGCAAAGAACTCCGCTGGTGTACGTCTTTTTAAACAATCTGATTTAACCGATGGTGTAATTAGTGGCAAATTAATTAGACCTAAGTACAATACAAAAGAATTAAAAAAATCAATAGATACAGAAATATTTGAGTTATTGCCAAATGTACCAGCACCTCAACCCGATACTGTTCCAAGACCACTTTATAACTCCGCTTTAGAACAAATCGATGATTTAACTTTAGAAGTTCAAAGATTAAATATTGAAGTAAATGATTTAACTGCAAAAGTATCTGAGTTGGAAATTGTAAGTGAGAGTTTAAAGATTGAAGCAGATAATCAAACATTAACTGCTAATATAGCAAGTGAACAAAGAGATATTGCTAATACTCAAATTGCATCAACAACAATAGATTTACAAAACGCGGTACAAAACTCAATCAACGAAGCAATCGAAAGAGTATCTCTAACTGCAAGAATTGAAGCATTGCAAGAATCATTTAGAGTACAGAAAGAATTAACTGAAGAAAGAGAAAAACAAAATGCTGCTCAAAATGCATT